ACATGAAGGATGGCGTAACCTTGGAAAACGAAGGCAAAGAAGGCCAGCCCAGCACCTACCGTATCAAACATTGGCAACCATTAGAAATATCAATGGTATCAATTCCTGCGGATCACAGCGTTGGGGTTGGTAGATCTGAGGAAGGTAATAACGAACATAACGAACAAATAATTTATCAAGTGAGGAATAATATGGAAACACAAGAAAACAAAATAGAAGCTACAGAAATTAAGCCAGATAGCGGGTTTAATCCAAATCAAATTAGACAAGATGAACAATCTAGAATCTCAGAAATCATTGCAATTGGCGATAAGCATAATATGAAGCAGCGAGCTATGGAATATGTTAAAGAAGGAAAAAGCATTGATAGTTTTAGAACTCATGTTCTAGCATCACTGTCAGAAGCCGAGCCTATACAAACATCTTCTCCAAATAATGAACTTATTGGCATGAGCCAAAGAGAAAGCCGTGACTTCTCAATAATAAAAGCGATCAGAGCCACAGTAACTGGTAATTGGAATGGCGCAGAACTTGAGAAAGAAGCATCTACAGCAGTATCAAAACAAATTGGCAGAGATCCCTCTAGCTTTTTCGTGCCTCTTGACGTAACAACTAATCAAACCAGAAACCTAGAGAAACTAACCAACACAGCCGGTGGCTATTTAGTTGATACTGATTATATGGCAAGCAACTTCATTGAAATGCTCCGTAATAAAATGCTAGTAAAACAAATGGGTGCACGAGTTATGAGCGGATTGCATGGTGACGTAGCAATTCCCAAACAAACTGGCGGAGCAAGTACTTACTGGGTTGGTGAAGGACAATCGCCAGAGCATTCTGAACAAAGCTTCGGCCAAGTAACGCTATCACCTAAAAGCATTGCAGCATTTACTGACTTTACCAGAAAACTAGTTCTACAATCCAGCCCTGATATTGAAAACTTAGTACGAAATGATCTTGCCACAGTTTTAGCCCTAGAAATCGATCGCGTATCCATAGAAGGCAGCGGACTAGGCGCAGAACCACCTGGAATATTAGCAACTGAAGGAATTGGAGAAGTAACAATCAACGTCGATGATCCAAATAATGCAGACCATATCAGCTGGGGTAAAATTGTTGATCTAGAAAGCCACATCGCAGCCCAGAACGCAGATATTGCAACACTTGGTTATCTCTGCAACGCCAACATGCGCGGCTTACTAAAACAAAAAGAAAAATCTGACGGTACAGCTCAATTCCTATGGGAAAACGGAGGCGAACATGGCTTTGGAATGCTAAACGGTTACCGAGTAGGAACAACCAACCAAATGCCAGCAAATACATTATTATTCGGCAACTTCGCAGACTTAATCATCGGCCAATGGGGAGTCATGGACGTAATGGTTGACCCGTACACACTCGGAACATCAGGTGGAATCCGAATCCGTGTTATGCAAGATGTTGATATGGCTGTACGTCACGCTGAAAGCTTTGCTGTAGCTAGAGTTTAAGATGTTTTTGGAAGATTTAACTGAGTTCCTAGATACTAGCCAGGGATTTGCGAGTGAAGCCTTGATTATCACAGCTGAAGGTGATGAGTATTTAGTGCGCGGGATATTATCCAGTGAATATGTGGATATAGATTCTGGTATGGCTGGAGTTTCTGGTGATAATCCAGTGTTTGAATGCGCTGAGGAAGATATTGTTGGAGCTGCATATGATGATTTCCTTAGTTTGAATGGTAAGGATTATCGCATTAAGGGCATAAAACCAGATGGTACTGGTTGGATGACTCTGATATTAGAGGAGCAAGGTTAAATGCACGCAAGAAGTAGCATTAGACAGGCATTTATTACTCAGCTACAAGATAATACAGCAGCTAAAGGACGAGTTTATGATAGCCGAATCTATAATCTAGAAAAATATAGTTTACCTGGGATTATAGTATTTACAGATCACGAAGATATTGCAACTGATACAATAAGCTTCCCAAGATCTCAATCCAGAACTCTACGCGCGACTGTAGAATGTTATGCCAAGAATAATGATGCGGTTTGCGTTGAAATTGATAATCTGTCTTTAGAAGTAGAGCAATTAATTCTGGCAGATAGCAACCTTGGAAATTTAGTAAAAGACTGCAGGCTTGAGTCAGTTGATATCAACTTCAACAATGATGGTGAGAAGCCATTATCTGTAGCAACTTTAATATTCTCAGTTTTATATCGTACAAAAGAAAATAATCCATCAGTAATTATATAATTTAAGAGGTAATTTAATATGGCAACACATGCAGGATCAGAAGGGATCGTCAGAATTGGTGAGAACCAAATCGCAGAAGTTAAATCATGGAGTATGGAGGAAGTCAGTGACACCGTTGACGCCAGCGTGATTGGCACAGAGTGGCGTAAATCATTGCCTACGATCAAAAGTTGGTCAGGGTCTCTGGATGCATTCTGGGATGAAGCAGATGCTCATGGTCAAGGATTGCTCAAATCTGGTAGCCAAGTTGAGCTGGGTTTATATCCGGCAGGCGTTGAAGATGAGCGGAGATATTTTACCGGGCAAGCGATTATCACTGGGATATCCAGACAAGGCTCATTTGATGGAATTGTTGAGAGCTCGTTTACTTTTACTGGTAATGGTAGATTAGATGAACGTATTGTTGGACAAGAATTAGTGGAGGTACTTGTTGATGAGTGAGAAAATAATTGACCGAGTTAAGTCGCATTTTGATGCTAAGGAAACTAAAATCATCGAAGTAACTGAATGGGGAGATGCTGATAAACCACTCTATATTTATGCAACGCCTATGACACTCGCACAGAAGAACCGCCTTTATAAAATGGCTAAAGATGACGATCTCACTTTGATGGTTGAGGCACTCATTATGAAAGCCAAAGATAATGAAGGCAATCCAATATTTACTCGGGGTGATAAACCTGATCTTATGCGTTCTTGTGACCCAGATATTTTGATCCGAGTTGAAAATAGCATCATTGGTGAAAATGACGATAGTAATGATCTTGAAGATATTAAAAAAAACTAGAAAATGACTCCACTCTTTTTTCCATGTTCACTCTGGCCGAGCATCTTGGCAAAACTATTTATGAACTTGAACAAATAACAGTATCAGAGTGGAATCACTGGATAGCATATTTAAATATAAAACATGACAAACAAAGAAGTACGACTAACCTTCCGAGGCGTTGATAAAACCAAACAAGCCTTTGGGCGGATGAAGAAAAACTTCAAAGATATGGAGAAACTTTCATCTAAAGTTACTCGAGGTTTTGGTGGTATTGGCATGGCTCTGGCGTCAGCATTTGGTGGTCGTGCTATCAAGAAGATTATTGATACTGGTGATCAGATTGGCAAATTGTCCCTAAGACTTGGAGCGACGACTGAAGGATTATCCGAACTAAAATATGCAGCTGAAATTACTGGAGTTGAGTTTAACTCGTTATCGACTGGATTACAGCGCATGACAAGGCGTGTTAGTGAAGCAGCGATGGGTACTGGAACTGCGAAAGCTGCCCTAATTGAGCTTGGATTATCAGCTGAGCATTTAAAGGGTTTGAAGCCAGAAGATCAATTTGAGATGATTGCAGACGCTATGGCTGGAGTTAGTTCTCAGTCGGATAAAGTACGTCTTGCTATGAAATTGTTTGATACTGAAGGCGTTGCTCTCTTACAAACTATGGAAGGCGGAGCTGGAGCAATTGCTAAACTTCGAGAAGAAGCTCGGAAACTTGGATTATCTTTATCAGGCGAAGATACCAAAGCCATGGCTGAATTTAATGATGAACTCACCAAGATGCAGGCTGTAATTACAGGATTACTTACTAGTTGTTTGCTTCCAATGCTGCCAGCAATTACAACATTTTTTGAAGCTATTCGAGATGGAAACCCGGTACTAACATTTTTGATAACCAGTTTAACAGCACTAGCAGGCCTCAGACTAGCTGCATGGTTTGCATCCGCTGCAATAGCAGTAAAAGCCTTTACCTTAGCGCTTGTAGCAAATCCAATTGGTTTAGTAGCAGTTTCGATATCAGTTGCAGTGGCTGCCCTAGTTTCATTATATAGATGGTTCAATAAAAGTACTGATGCTGCCTTGGAACATAACAAGATATTGGAGCAAACTAGGAAAGTATCAAACGATATAGCAAAAGTAAATCATAAGCAGATTGAAGAACTAAAAACCAAAAACAATGAGCAACTAAAGAGCATGAAAATACTGAAGCAAACTCAGCCAGTAATGCAGAAACATAATCAACAAATGACTAAACTTAATAATTTGTTGAAGGAAAATACTGATAATCAGATTACCAATAATCAAACAATTGAGCAAACTCGCAGTCAATTAATAAAAACTACTGATACCAACGAAGAATTATTTGGGTTAATAGATAAACATTCAAAATCTGCGTCCGATTCAATGATCGATAATTTTGCTAGAAGCGCATTCGGAGCTAAAACTCATACAAATAGTATCAAAGGCAGTTTCAAGAATATGTTTGCCAGCATCCAATCTGACCTTCTAAAGCTCACATTACAAAAAGGATTATACGGATCTGGTGGTAGCGGAGGTGGTATATTAGGAAGTTTATTCGGAAGCATGTCCGGTGGTGGAATGAGTGGTAGTTCAGGAGGAATCGGTGGATTGTTTGGCTCGCTTGCTAGTGGCTTCGGTGGATTCTTTGCAAAAGGCGGAACAGCCAAAGCTGGCAAAGCACACGTTGTAGGTGATGGTGGAGAGCCTGAACTATTCGTACCAAACACCATGGGCAGTATCACGCCATTTAGCAAATTATCAGGAGCTGGGGCTAACCACATAAATGTCAGTATGAATATCCAAACCCCAGATATTGCCAGCTTCAACCATAGCCGTAGTCAAATAGCCGCTGATATGGCAAGGCAGATATCTAGAGCCAGCCGTAATTTATGAGTTTTGCCGAAGTGCAATTTCCAGCCGAAATATCATATGGCTCAAAAGGTGGCACACTGTTTTCAATAGATATCGTATCTACATTCAGTGGGCATGAGCAGCGTAATATTAATTGGGCACATAGCAGAGCTAGATATGACGCGAGCAGTGGTGTGAAGACAGAAGCGCAAGTTGAGGGATTGATTAGCTTCTTTAGAGCCAGACGCGGTAGAGCTATTGGCTTTAGATATAAGGATTGGCTAGATTACAGAGCTACAAACCAGATTCTCGGAGTTGGTGATGGTAATTTACAAGAGTTCCAACTAGTGAAGCATTATCAAAGTGGTGATGAGGTTTATACTCGTACCATAAATAAGCCAGTGGATAATGAATTTTGTAGAATTTACATTGATTCTGTTTTGATTGAAGACAAAGTTAGTATTGATTTTACAACGGGGCTAATTGCATTCGATGCACCACCAAGGCAAGGCGAACAAATATCAGCAGATTTTGAGTTTGACGTACCAGTGAGATTTGATACGGATCACTTAGATCTGCAAGCTGATAGTTATGGGGTTAGTTCCTGGCAGAATATACCACTTGTTGAGGTAAGGGTTTAACTGCTAGCTGCAAAAGTATTGTTGTTATCAATTTACTGACAAGACTACGGCAAACAATGTACTAATTCAGGGGTTGCAATAGTAAGAGCTTTATTAACAAGTAATGAATTGTAATTTATTACAAGATAGAATTTAAGAGCAAAATCATTTTTAAAAAGTATTTTTAATTTAAAATAAGAAATAGATATGAAAAAAAACATAACCGAAGAGAGTCATGCTACTACCTTCAGAGACGAAAGTTTTACAGGTGTAACTAGATCAAATAAAACAACAGAATATTTTCCAGGAAACACTGTAATTAATAGTAATTTTAGCAGTTTAAAGGGTAAGCGTCTTGTAAAGGCGGTCTATTAAGGAAAAGGAAAATTGTGTAGACTCGTTTTT